CAGTTATAAATGAGCTTATACAAGTTTTTATCGTGCAAAAATTAGTAGGCATGATAACTTCAAATATTGAAGATATAGGCAATCTTTTTAAAACAAGTAAGAACTTAGAAGCACCGCAAGATAAATTAGACAGCTTAATGCCTAAAATAACACGTGATGGCGGTGGTTTTACTGGTACTGGTGTAAGAGCTGGTGGTTTAGATGGTAAAGGTGGCTTTATGGCTATGGTGCATCCAAATGAAACTGTTATAGACCACACAAAAGGTCAAACAGTTGGCGGTGCTACAGTAAACTTCAACATATCAACAGTTGATGCTGCTGGATTTGACCAGTTGCTAACATCAAGAAAAGGACTTATAACATCAATTATTAACAATGCCATGAATACGCAAGGCAAAATGGGGGTAGTATAATGGCAGGACAATTTCCAACAGACCCAAATTTTAGGTCACTAGTATTTACAGATAATAGACCAATACTTTTAAACCAAACCTTATCAGGTAAAAAATCAGCAAGACAAATAGGTGCACAATACTTTTCTTTTACAGTACAAATGCCACCAGTTGACCAATTAAAAGCACAGGAAATATTTGCTTTTTTATCTAAACAAAAAGGTGGTTTTGAAAACTTTACTATTGCAGCACCTTTAAATAACAAAGGTGTAAGTCACAGTGAAACTGATATTCTTGTTAATGGTGCAACTTCAGCAGGTGCAAGTGCTGTACCTATGGATGGTTTTTCACATACTAGTCACGCATTAAGAGCAGGTGACTTAATTAAGTTTGCAGGTCATTCAAAGGTTTATATGGTGCAAGATGAAGTAACTGCATCAGGTGGTAGTGCTACAGTAAATATACAGCCAAACTTAGTTGCTAATGTTGCTGACAATGAAGCTGTTACAACTAACAAACCTCTTTTTAATGTTTATCTTGCAAATGATGAAATTAGATACACCACAGACATAAGTGGTTTCTACAACATTTCTTTTGATGTAAGAGAGGTCATTGAGTAATGCCAAGAAGTTTATCAACAGCATTACAAACTCAAGTATCTGCTCAACAAACCAAAACAGCTTTTCTTGTAGAACTAAATTTATCTACTGTTATAAGACTAACTGACTTTTATAGAGACGTTACTTATAATTCTAATTCTTATGAAGCTGGTGGTTCTTTTCTAGCGGTTGATACAACAACTGAAACAGGTCAATTACAAGTTAGTGATATAAACCTATCTTTTTCTAATGTTACTAACCAAGTAAGACAGCTTGTAAGAACTGGTGCTTTTACTGATAAGGTTGTTAATGTTTATGTAGCTTACTTTGATGTTAATGAAGATATTGTAGGTGCTATAAATTACTTTACTGGTCAAATTAAAAACGTAAATATCACAGAGAATATAGATAGCAGTATTTTAAACATGAGTGTTGCTTCTCATTGGGCAAATTGGAATTTAACAAAAGGCAGACACTATTCAGATGAATCACAACAATCAGTTTATTCAGGTGATAGAGGTTTAGAATATGCTACACAAACTAAATCAGATGTAAGGTGGGGTAGTTAATGGGTGCATTTTTTTCAGCTATTGGTGCAGCAATAACTAAATTTTTAAGTTCTGCTGTTTTTAAAGCAATACAGTTTGCTACCTTTGCAGTTGGTGTAAAAGGTTACTTACAAGCAAGAGAAATGTTAGCTAAAGGTCAAGACATTATGGCTAACAAGACTGCTGCTGGTGGCAAGATACCAGTCATCTATGGAACTAGAAGAGTTGGTGCACAAATTGTTTATATGGACACAGCACAAAATAGATCTAAAGATTTGTTTGTTGTTTATGCATTAGCTGTAGGTGAATGTGAAGAGATACTTGGTAGAACTATTGAGATAGATGGTAATAGTATTCTTGATGGCAAGATATACAAAGGCGGTGGTTATGTTGGTTCAGACAAAATAGCGTCAGGTGCAGGTTCTTTAAATACTGCATCTCAAGTTGGTGATAATCAATATTCTAGTGCTGGTAATTTAGGCACAAACCCAGCATTAAGATATTCTTTTGTATTTAACTTGCATCATGGTGCAGCCAGTCAAACAGCAGACCCTATGCTTAGAGCATCCATACCTTCTCAATGGTCAACTAATCATAAGTTGAATGGTATCTGCTACATAGCAGCATCCTTTGACTATGATAAAAAGGGAATGTATCAAGGAGTGCCACAGATAACAGTACAGGTTAAAGGTAGAAAGGTATATGACCCAAGAACAACTAACACTACATGGTCTAGTAATGCTGCATTATGTTTCTTAGATTACATACAAAATGATGAATATGGTAAAGGATTAGCCACAGCAGATATAAACATGACAACATTTGAAACTGCTGCTGATAAATGTGATGTACTACAAAATCAACCCTTCTATGGAAGCAGTTATCAGAACGTGACTTGGAGTGGTACTTCAGGCACTAATAGAATAAGAATTAATACTTACAATGATGCTTTTCAAAATAAAACTGATGAAGTTATTACTATAAAAGACTCAGGTGGTTCAACTGTATTATCATCTCAAAATATTAATGCATGGCGAACAGATGAATTCTTTGATGAATCAAGAGTAAATGAAATTATTATAGATGATGATTTGGGTAGTGATTACACAGATGAATCAGGCTCTATATTTACCCAAGTCAAAAGATTTCATTGCAATGGTTATGTAGATACCAATAAGAATGTCATGGATAACGCTAAAGAGCTTCTTGCAAACATGAGAGGCATCTTTACTTATATAAATGGCAAGTATGAGTTACAAATAGAAGATACAGGTTCTTCTACATTTAGCATTACAAATGATCACATTATAGCTGATTCAGGCATATCTATTGACTATGGTAGTAAAGATAAAAAAGCAAACAAAGTAATAGTTGAGTTTTTTAATGCTAATTTAAAATATGAATTAGATACAGTCACAGAATTACATGATGCTTCACCTAATTACTATTCAGATGATGGTGAAATTTTAGAAATAAAAGCAGAGTTTCCATATATCACAGACCCTTACATTGCATCTAATATGGCAAAAGCTATTTTGCAAAGAAGTAGAAAGCAAACAACAATACAGTTTTTAGGAACACCTGAAATGTATAAGTTAAATATAGGTGATATTGTTGACATTACTTATTCAGGTTTAGACTTATCCACAGCTAATTCAAACAATGTATTTAGAATTGAAGCATTAGAACTGCAACCAAATGGTCTTGTTTCAGTTAGTGCAATAGAGTATTTTGACATCTATTCTTGGGAAGTACCAACTATAGAAACAACAGCAGACCCAGTAAACTTACCAACTGCAGGTGCATTAAAAGCACCACAAAATGTTGTTTTTACTGATACAGATGCATCAGCTATAAATAGACCCACCTTAACTTGGGATGAGCCAACTGATTTTCCAGTAAAAGAATTTAGAGTAGATATAACTGATAGCTCAAGTAATGCAGTTATAAGTAAAGTAGTAGATACTAACTCTGCTGATTTATCCTTTATCCCAAAAGGTAGTAATTATAATTATTCTATAACCTCTATTAATGGCTTAGGTGTTGAATCTGATGCAACAACAAGCACATTTACCATTGCAGATGACCCAGTTAAAACAACTGAAGTAGAAATGAATGGAGTTACCATGTCAACAGTTGAAACCTATGGAACTGTATCAGGCAAAACAGGTAACTTTGTTAATTTTACAAACAAGGTTAATTTTACTAATGAAGTTGAGTTTCAAGATGGATTTATTGTAGACGCTGGTAGCGTTGCTTTTTTTGACCCAGTCCAATTTGTTGATGGTTTTACTGGTCAGGGCATTTTTGATATTGGCAATGGTGCTATAGAATTTAGCTCATACACACCACCATCAACAACTGATAGGCTATATAGAGTAGGCAATGCTTTACATTATAGCGGTGAAGAACTAGGTAGAGTATCTAATGGCACACCAGCATCAGCTACCGCTACTGGCACAACAGGTGAAATACAATGGGATGCAAACTATATCTATGTATGCATCGCAACAAACACATGGAAGAGGGTAGCGATAAGCACATGGTAATAGTAAACTAATAAAACACAGAGATTTAATATGGCACAACACGATTACAATTTAGCAAACCAATCAGGAGCAGATTTTAGAGCAGATTTAAACAACGCTTTGTCTGCTATAGTAACAGTTAATAGCGGTGCTACAGCACCTTCTACTACCTTTGCACATCAGTTATGGGTAGATACATCTAGTAGCGTTTTAAAGATCAGAAACTCAGCTAATGATGCTTGGGTGACTACAGGTGTAAGTATTACAGCAGATAATACATTTACAGGTAACTTAACAGGAAACGTCACAGGTAATGTTACAGGAGATATTACAGGTAATGCTGATACAGCTACAGCTCTTGAAACTGCTAGAACAATCAATGGTGCATCTTTTGATGGTACTGCAAACATATCTTTTGATACTGATTCAGTAAGTGAAGGCTCTTCTAACCTTTATTACACATCAGCAAGATTTGATTCTGCTTTTGGTGGTAAATCAACAAGCGACTTAACAGAAGGTACTAATCTTTATTTTACAAATGCTAGAGTTGAATCTTATTTAGATGCAGGAACTTCTACACCTACATTTGCAAGTGCAGTTATAAATACCAGTTTAACAGGTTCAGCAGTCTTAGATGATGATACATTTGGAACTGCATCAGCTACAACAGTTGCTACTTCTGAATCAATCAAGGCTTATGTAGATAGTCAAGTTGGTACAGTAGATACACTATCTGAAATATTAGCAAATGGTAATACAACAGGCGGTACTGATATTGCTTTTGGCGATAATGATAAGGCGGTTTTTGGCACAGGCTCAGATTTAGAAATTTATCATGATGGTAGTAATAGCCGAATAAGAGAAGTTGGTACTGGTAGCCTATTATTGGATGCTGAATCTTTATACCTAAGAAATACAACAGGAGATAGCTACTTACAAGGAATTAATGGTGGTGCAGTTAATATTTTTTATAATGGCTCAGTTAAACTAGCCACGACCTCAAGCGGAATTGACATAGCAGGGTCTACTGTAACAGATGGGTTGACTGTTCAAACTACACAAGGCGATATAGCCATCGCAAACTCAGCATCATCATTAAACTTTACAAGAGCAGGTACAAATTACATAAGAGCAACAGATGCAGCAGGTCATTTTAAATTTATTACTGGTGCTAATGATTTTGCAACACAAAGATTAAATATAGCAGCTAACGGAGACATCTCTTTCTATGACGATACAGGCTCAACTCAAGGTTTATTTTGGGATGCTAGTGCTGAGTCACTTGGAATTGGCACAACTTCGCCAACCAACGGCAACCTACAAATAGGTGATTCAGATGCAGACTTTAATATTGCAGTAGCAGGCGCTAGGTCAAAGTTTGGTTATGACAGTTCAAATAATTCTGCTGTTGTTCAAGGTGGTATTACTAAAGGTATTATTTTCTGTGTAAATAATTCTACTTTTGGCTCGGGAGAGGCTGGTAGATTTGATTCCTCGGGGAATCTGCTTGTTGGGAAGAGTAGTAGCTCACTTGGAACAGCAGGACATGAAATTTTTCATAATGGTGTGCAATGGCTAACTGCAAGTAACTCAAGACCATTGCTTTTAAATCGTCTAAGTACAGATGGAACTATTGCAGAGTTCAGAAAAGATGGCACAACAGTTGGAAGTATTGGTACTTCAGGAACTGGTACACGAACATATATTGGTAACGGTAACTCAGCTAGAACAGCAGGTCTTTCTTTTGTTGGTTCAATTGGAATTTATCCCTTTGACTCTTACAATCAAGTTAATACTGATAATACCCTTGATTTAGGCACATCTTTTGCAAGATTCAAAGACCTTCACCTTTCAGGAACAGCTTATATAGGTACTCAACTTGGTTTAGGTACTACAAACCCAGGTGCTACCTTAGATGTAACCAATGCTAGTGGTCAGGCTGGTATTGATGTAGATAGTTTTACAGGTAATAACTCTTATATATCTTTCAAAGAAAACGGAACTTCAAGATTTAGCATAAACCATGATACTTCAGGTAATGCTTTAACTTTTTATAATAGTTATGGAAGTTCTGAGGCTGCAAGAATCGATTCCTCGGGGAATTTTGGAATAGGCACAACTTCGCCAAGTGAAAAGCTAGAAATATCAGATACACAACCAACATTACGTATAACTGATACAGCAGCAGGTAGTCTAAATACAGCTATAGGTTCATTAGAGTTTTATTCAGAAGATACTTCAGGTAATTATCCTGCTGTAGGTGCAGCTATTAAAGCTATAACAGAATCATCTTTTGGTTCAGGTCATGGTTTAGCTTTATTTACCAATGCAGATGCAACATCACCAAGTGAAAGAGTCCGCATAAGTCAAGACGGTTCAGTTGGCATAGGAACTGATTCGCCTGATAAGGCTCTTGTTGTAGAAGGTAATAGTGCTGAAATAGTTATAAATGATACAGACACTACTGATACACCAACACTAAGATTTAGAGAGTCAGGAACTACTGCTGCAATTATAAAAACAGATAGCCAAAATTTAATATTTACTTCAGGCGGTGGAAGCGAGGCTGGGCGTTTTGATACATCGGGGAATTTGGGCATAGGCACAACCGCACCAAGTGCAGCTTTAAACATTGTAAATTCAGGTTTAGTAACTCAATTTAGAGTAAGTAATACGGTAAGCGATGCAACAACCAAATACGGTGCTATTGTTGGTTCTCATTATACCAATGCAGAAGAGCCTATTACTGGTATGTTAATTACATCTAATTCATCTGTAACAGGTGGAACTATTAGTATTGGTGGTGGTATAACCTCAGCTAATGCA